ACAACCGGCTGGAATGGCTCATAACGGGCAGATAAAAGCAGTAAAGCGACAGTAACCGCTTAATTGCTTTTATCCAAAGTTATTAAAATAAATAAAAATGTTCTTGCTTTTATGAAAAATATTGTATATTCGCAGTGTCTAAGATTTCTATACAGGGTAGTAAAGCTGCCCGAACATTGCTTGCGGGCTTTTTTTATGCCCCTTATACAATACCGGCAGCCTAACCCCGTCCAATGGTTGTAATGGCCATTGCAAGCCCTGTATAGTGCTTAGACAACGGGAAGTGGGCTGCCGTTTTTTTATGCCTGCAAGTCTAAACTATACAATATTATGTTACAAAAAAACGGATTGGTCATCGCGAACAACAGTAGCGAAGCCATGTTAATCGACGCAAGATTGCTGCACCAGCAATTACAAATCAAGTCAATTTTTGCTAATTGGATTCAAAGAAGAATTGAAGAATTTGGTTTTGAAGCCAATAAAGACTTTTTTCCAATTTTGGAAAAAACTAATCGGTACGGCAGAAATCGTAATGAATACCATTTAACCTTTGATATGGCTAAAGAATTGGCCATGCTTGAGCGCAACGAAATTGGTAAAAACGTCCGGCGTTACTTTATTGCAGTTGAAAAGGAAGCCCGTGCCACTGCCGGTAGTCCCAAACTCCTGCCCAAGGGCATCCGTTACCGTATACTGAACGGGCGCAAGCTCTATCCCTACCGTAAATTGGCTTTTAAATTGGGCTACACCTCCAGCGGCTCACTCGCTGCCCGCAAAAACCGGTATCCCAACCATTTTGTAAAGATCGATGGTTTAAATTACACCAGCGAGGAGATGGCCAATATGATGTTATTCAGCCGCAAGGTTTATGAATACCGAAAGACCATTAAAGTTATGCAGCCTTTGTTACCGCTTGATTTTGGCGGCCCTATTAAAAAAATAGGAGGTAAATCATGAAATATTACACCACCGAAGAGCTGGCTGCCGAAACACAAAAGCTTATAAAGCAAAACAAACCGTTGTGGGCTATGGCCGATGACCCGAAGTGTCCGCCTGATGTGGCCGCCAAACTACGGCAGCTTCGCAATTTAATGACCAACTCTGGAAAGGAGCATAATGATGGCCGTTGAGTTTAACAAAACAGGCTTTACCATCCGGGTAGATACGGGTACTAACCCTATTGATGAATGGATGGGACTGCACGAGCAGTTGCTTGCCGTACTTCGTATTATGGATGCCTCCAGCGGCATTACAAACAGCGAATATTATCTTGTATTGATGCTCCTGCAGGCTTTGATGCCTGATTACGATACCGCCATAAAAATGACGGCTTAAACTATTTTCGCACAAACTGCCTGCTGTTAAGGCAGTTTGTGTATCTTTGTTCTAAACCTTTAAGATTTAAAAAATGAAAAAACTTATTTTAATCCCGTTAATTATGTTTTCAATCATGATTAATGCGCAGGAAAAGTTTGTATTGACCGAACAGGGTCTGCGAACCAATTCCGGAAAAGATTACATCGTACTGAATTATCCAGGCATGAGCCAGGAAACCCTATACAAGCTTTATTTGTCAAAGCTATCCGCAATTTATATATCGCCAAAAGACGCCATCAGCAGCGTTCCAAATTCTATGATAAATATAACTGGATTTGCAAGGAATATTTGCTCACAAGGCTTTGTTCATTATGATTCGTATTACACGGTAGTCTTTCAATTTAAGGATGGAAAGGTTAAAATCAATGCGCCTGCGATGCAGGGTAGTGATGGAGAGATTGCCAGAAGCGGCAAGTATTTTATCTATTTGAAAGGCTCTTATAATCCAGGATTTGGTTATGTTAAATTTAGTATTTGGAACAATAAGGGTAAATTAAAAAAAGGAAAATTTAAAAAGTCTATTGAAGATTATTTTAATGATTATATTGCTACGATTGTAAAAGATACGAATAAGAAGGATAAATGGTAATAAGATCACTTTTGCACAAAAAAAGCCCCCCGACATATTCGAGGGGCTTTTTTTATTCTATAAAAGTCGTTCGATAAACAATCCTATACACTATCAGCCCGTCTCTTCGCCTTTCGCGGATGCCTGAGGCTCGCGACAGCTTCGTGAAGAGGTTAACATCCTGCCAGCCCTGCAGTGCCGTGTGCAGCGCGTCTATGGTGTCGAATATGGCCAATGCGGCAGCACGCCACGGACTGTGGCTGTTGGTGGCTCCTGCCGGCTTAAAGGCGACACGAAGCGTAAGCGTTGCATTAACCAGCTGCTCCGTACCGGCTTCGTCTTCCGTAGCCGGATAGCTGATGTCCATGAGGCAGGCCGGAAAGGCCAGCCCGGGACGTTCGGTTTGCATGTCGAGGATGCCGTCATCGAAGTCTATCCAACGGAAGGCCGGAACCTGGCTCGTGATGCGATCGGAAATACTTAAAAAAAGTTGTGAGTTCATGGATTTAATTTTTTAGTTAAATAATCTTCTAATCTTTCGTGTATCATTTTCAAAAGCTGATGCGCCTTGCCCATAAACTGCCTCTGCGGAATGTTCTGGTTCATCGTATAGGCTTTCACCTCCGCCGTATTTCCTTTCCGCGTTCTGCGGCTGTGTGCAGGAATGTTTACCTGGCCTGTAAACCCTTCGTTTTGTGCCTGCGCGTAAGGTACTTTGTCGTTACCAGCCTGAATGATCACCTTCTCACGGGAGACCTCTGTTGGATGAGGGCTGTTCATCAGGTTGCCGCTCGTGATCATCAGCGAACCTTTCTTTTTCGGCTTTTTGAGTGGTTCCCACGGATTGCCATCGTATTCTTTCAGCTTGAAACTTTCTTTGTAGTATTCGGTAGCTGTCTCGGCAATGATATCCGGAATGTCATCCATCAGCTCCCCTTCGAGGGTGGCAAAATACTGATTGAGTTCGTCGATTGTCATGATTTTTTGTTTACCTTTGTGTCATCATACAGCCTGAAATGTGGTAGTAAGCAAATGCCAGTAACCCGGAGCGGAGGGACATGAGCGGCTGCATAGCAGCGCATTCGGGCAAGCTCCAGAAACCAGGACTATCATTGTCCTGGTTTTTTTATGAGCATCCCCCACCTATATTTATACTTATGTTTCTTTTGCCTTGCTTTTACCGTGCTTCCCGATGTCTCCGAAACAGGAAACCAGGTAGTCAGTTTCATCTCTCCGTTTTTCACTTCCACAATAGCGGCCATTACCTCATTTTTATAGTATTTGAAAAACACAAATTGATTCAAATTGTCGCCGTTTAGCCACACTTCATCCGGTAGGGCAATCGTTTCCTGCAAAGAAAGCATATAGATAGCCCGTGCCGCTTCTTTCCCTTTGTGCCCGGCCAGCCAGCCCCCGGTATCAACTATCACCTTGCGTCCGTTGTAATCGGTGAAATAGTTTAGTCCGTTATCTTTCGGCAATCCCTTCATAAATGCTTCCAGAGTGTTGTTATATTTCTGAATGTCCCGTGTGGCTTTTGCCCGTACCTGTTCATAGCTTCCCAGCTTATAAGTCTGATAGTTCACATCCTGCAACTTCTTTACAGCCATGCCCGGGAACTTTTTCAAATACATCTGGTTGGCTGTAAACAACTCAGGTTTCAAAGCTCTGTTAATACCAAATCCCTGGGCTTCGTCCTGTTTCCATTCCGGCGTGGCAAGGAATTCATCTACCCGTGCACGCATGGCATCAAAGTCAACGCCTACTACTTCACTGGCGAGGCGTGGTACAACGTATCCGCGACACTTCCAACCGTTTGGCGGCCATATTTTATCCCAACGCGGGTCGTTGGCCGGCAGAATGATGCCTTCCAGCATGCGGTGCGATGGACGTACCCTGTCATCACCGGCAGTTTTGTATTCCCAGTAGGGAAATAGCTTTGTTTTCTTCGCCAGGCGTTGGTAGTTCTGTGTGCCGGCAGCTATCAGGCTGGCGGTTTCCCACTCGGTGCGTTGCCAGTCCTTATTGAACACATCCAGCTTTGCGGAAGCCATCTTATAAAATTCATTAAAGCTCTTACTCTTGCGATACAGCTCCTGCAGCATCTCAAGTTCTGCGATGCTCTTTGCCGCGCTGAAATGAAACAGGTTCATCTCCTGTGCAGTCCGGAAAGCATCATTTTGATAATCGTAGGCAAAGCCCCAGTCCGTGAGGCTTGCCGGCTTCTGATCTAATGCTTTCAGCAGGTCATGGCTTATCCAGTCAAACAGTTCAATATTGAAACCGGTATCACCGTCAGCGGTTTGTTTTATGAGGCGATCATTCAGTGTATCATCCAGGAGTGTGAGGAGATTTCCAGTGTTCGCCCCCGCGCCACGAAGCGAGGGGGCTTTTACGAAAAAATCGTAGAGCCTTTCCATAAAGTTAAGGTCTGCATTTTTAATGTTCTTTTTCCCAATTTTTGGTTTCTTCACAGGCTTGGCATTGGGGTCGGGCGGTGTAGGTTCCGGAACCGGAGGAGGTACCGCCGGTTGGGTGCTTTTCTTTGCAATTACATCCCCATCTTTCGCCACAGGGATAGAGTATTTCTTATGCAGAAAGTCGGAAGGAATGTCGATGATAGCAGTGAGGGAAATAATGTCGGAAACGGAGATAGGCTCAACGGCTTCGGGGAACATGAAAGAACCACCTTTTATCGGGAACCCTCTTTTCTCCAGCAAGGGAACCACGTAGGTATTCAGTATCCTTTTCACAAAACGCATATCAGCCCGGTTCTTTCCCTCTTCCACGGCCTTATGCACCTGGCCAAGGCTGCGTGCCCCTTTGTCGCCAGCCACAGTTGTCAGCGTCTGTCCGAGCAGGGTGATCAGCATCTCCTCATTACATGCCTTGCGGAAGTCATTGTGTGCATTGGAGCTGCTTCCGGTTCCGGTGTTATTTACCGTTTCCACATCCGTTTCTTTAGGTATCACTACCCAGGGTGCGCTGCCTGATTTCTCTAATGCCTGCTCAAGCAGCTGGCGGCTCTCTTTATCGTAGCTGCTGTATTTCCCAACTCTTTGAGGCATCCCGAACAGTTCCAACCACTGTGCGTAATCGCCAAATCCTCCCCGTTTCCAGATGGCGAGGGGTGCGGTTTTCAGAAACAGGCCGTAATCCCGTTTTTTGCCTAATACAAGCAAGTTGTCATCAGTCAGATAATCAACACCGTGATCATCATTCTCCTGAATGAGGATGATGTGTTTGTTCAGGTTTATGTGCTTCGGCGGGATAGGATTGAATTTGAAGGTATCTGTAAAATCAAATTCCCCTCCTGCACGTCCCCAAAATCTGACTTGCATAATGGTAGTGAGCAAATCCTCAAAGGCCGGCGAGTCGATGAGCGCGAGGATGTCTGCCACCTCTTCCCCATTCTGATCCTGAAAAGTGATGGCCGAATTGGTAACGGCTTTGATGCGTTTGTCCTCTGCATCGGCCAACACGCCGTCTATGAGGAGATCCTCATAGAGGTCGTACAATAGTTTCATCCTTCCCATGTCGGCACTTTGCAGGGCCGTCCGCCATTGACCCACATCGGAAGTGGTGCGTCGTGGCGCCTTGATGACAATTTCTGTCACAATTGTTTTATTGTCTTTTTTCATATCTTAAAAATGTTGATTGCGTTTGTCATTACTTCCGTAAGCTATCGGGTCACCGGTGGTTACGCCGGCGGCATCTACAGCTTTTGGAAGGTCGGGTGCTATGTTGCCTTTTTGCACTTCTTTCAGCCAGCTTATTGCTCTGTTGTATCTGTCCTGGCGAAAGGTTGTTTCCGTTCCGGCATTACTCAGCACTATGAGATGCCAGGCTGCAATATCCTTCACGAAAGTGAGCAGGAGCGTATTTCTGCTTGTTCCCGTGGCTGCGAAGATGGTGGTAATGTCATAGGCAGCGAGGTATCCTTTCGCTTCGCTGATGGCAGCGTCTATGGCCGCCTGGGTGATGGTGCCATCGCCCCTGGTAATCACCTGTACGTTCTCTGCGTACAGGTGCGTATTCATTTCCGTACTACTTAGATAAGCCATTTTCTTGAGTTTTTGGATTTGTATCGAAGAAACAAAGGCGTTGCATGTTGGTTGAGTTTACATGCCTGCCCCAGTCCTTTGCATGTTTTTTTTGTTGTATATCGGATCGGGTAATTACCTGATACCGGTTTTGCAGGAAGAAAACACGGTAGCGTTTTCCTGTTTTCCTGTGTATTCTTTTTGCTTTCTTTATTGCCCTGTTGCGGGCGGCATCACGTCCTTTGTACCGGACATATAATCCGAGAAACAGCGATGAAACAGTATTGAAAAGTCTTTTAATCATTGTTTAAAATCTTATTTTACGGTTAATTTTATTACGTCCTATCCGCACAGCATCGCTACGCAGAGAGGTTATCTTTTCATTTATAATCCATACACCTCCTTCAATACAGTCGGGGCCGTCAGCAGGTGAACGCATTTGGGCATTGATGAGCAGAAACTGATCTTTGAGCCGTTTCATGTTAGGGTTTTCCTTTTCCTTTTCGTTCAGGATAAGCTTGCCCAGCCGGTTGAGCGGTTCCAGGTTGCCCTCAATCCTGCTGAATTTGTCGGGCTTCTTTCTGTCATCCGGGATAATGCCGATAAATCCCTCTTCTTTTGCCTTCTCGGCAAAAAGCGGAATAAAGACCTGTTCGTAGAACGGGTTTTGCAAGGTGTTGTTTTCTATGTAATTATACACCTGCGTTGTTTCGCCGGCAGAACCTTTTAGTGCATAATACCAGTCCACGTAATCAGAATTGGTAACATGGTCGAGAAATCCTGTAAGGACGTAAAACCTGCCTTCGTAATAGCCTATAAGGAACAAGCTTTTGAATGATCCTTTTTTGTTTTTTGAATTGGAAGGGGCAGGATCGCCGTAGGCAATAAGGAAGGGAAACCTGTTTTTCGGCGGAACCTTTCCCCACGTCATTTCTGTAAACACATCGCCTTCAGTAAGTGGATTGTTCATATACTCTGCTTCGTAGGCTGCCGTGCTGATTTTGCTTTTGATACGGGCAATGTGTTCAGGTTTGTTTTTCTCCGGCCAGGTGCTGTTACCATCTTTGTCTTCCAGATTGATTATATCAGTATAATCGGCCATCTTCATCGCCCTGGCAACGCAACAATCCTTGGCGATCAGATTGCCGAGGAATATCACCTGAAAATCACGGGAAACGGAACGTGTGGGGAATACGGCTTTCTCGAACCATTTCCACCGGTTGTCTATTATATCCGGATTACGCACGTCCTGGTCTGTGTCAATGTCGGAGATGATGACCTTGTCCGGACGCATTTCTTCATCCCTGGTCCCCCGAGGACTCTGGTCGGCACCAACGGCGAGGAAAGAAACACCCTGGGTGGTGGTGAAATCACCGTTGCGCCAAGTGCCTGGCATCTCTTGCATGCCGTAGTCGTTAATGAGGCGTTCATTTCGCTCAAAGTTGATCTTGTAAGGTTGCAACATATCGGCAGCTTTATCCTGGCTGTTTGAGATGAACATTATATTCTTCTTTATGCCGGTTAAGTTCTGATAGATAGTCTCCATCATCGCCAGCACATCCTTACCAAGCTCACGTCCCCATACACGGCTTTCGTACCACTCCGGATTTTGGAGGATACGTTTGGAAGCTCTTTTGTGAAAAGCAGCGGCAGGGGCAAAACAGTACTTGGGGAAATAATAAACCTTCCAGGCTTCAAAGTCTTTTTCCAGCCTGGCAATCCGTTTCTTCTGCTGGTCGGCAGTTTCATTTTTATCGGCACTAACGGAGGCAATGAAATTATCAAAGTACTTATCCCAATCAATTTTGGCTTGCCGGTCTGTTATTTTGAACTTTGCCATAACCTATCTTTTAAGGAGATACTTAATAAATTCGTCGAAGAGCCCGGCCACTTCGATTGCTTTCTCAGCAGAAAACCTTCTGATGAAATTGAGGAAGCGTTTGGATACTTCCACCACGTCTGCAATGCTTGCTTCTGTCTCCATCGTCTTTATGGCTCCTGCCAGCTTGCTCAGCGTGTCGGCCTCTTTGCTGTTGGCAAAGCGTTTGCCTGCAGGCCTGCCCATGATCGCTGTGTTCAGCTCGTCCATTTGCATATAAAGCCGTTTAAGTTGCATCTGTCGGGTTACGAGCAGCGACTGTTTCAGATCCTCCCAGTTGTATTTCTTATACCATTTATTTAAGGTAACAGCGGAGACGCCTACTTTCTCAGCCGCTTCTTTCTGTGAATAACCCTGCTGGGTGATGAGTTGCTCTGCCCACTCACGTTTTTTAATATTAGTTAATCCGGCCATCTCTTTTTTTCGGGAAAAATACTCTTTTCACTTCGGGAAAAATACTCTTTTCACTTCTAAAATGATTAATTTATTGCCAAACCGGAAACAATTGTTGCCTAACTGATTATAATTGTTGTTTTAGAAATTGATTTAGATTTTATTTGTAGGAAAAAAGAGAATGAAAAGTTTCGTTTTGCACGATGATACGTTAAATACTCAAGGCTTCCGGTTGCTCACATCCGGTGCTGACCTGACAGAATTTCAAAAGAACCCGGTGATGCTTTATATGCACAACGATTGGAGTGCTCCAATTGGGCGTTGGGAAAACATCAGGAAAGATAACAACCGAATACTTGCCGATCCGGTATTCGATGAGAACGATCCGGCTGCCCTTCAAATCAAAAGCAAAGTAGATAACAATTTCATCCGCATGGCCTCCATCGGCTCATGGCCTCCTGAAGATATGACGGATGATCCTACCCTTCAGCTTCCAGGACAAAAAGGCCCCACTGTAACGAAATGGAAACCCCGCGAAGCTTCTATAGTTCCTATCGGAAGCAACCACAACGCTCTTGTATTCTATGATCCTGAAACAGGAGATCAAATTAACCTCAATGACAAAAACATTATGGATTTTTTTAATATCAAACCTAAACATAAAAAGATGAACAAATTGAATCAAATTCTCGGCCTGGCCGATACAGCGGAAGAGCTGGATCAATATCAGGCTATTCAGTCTGTCATTAGTGAAAAAGACACGTTCAAAAAAGAGAATGAACGTCTTGTGAAGCTGATGGACAAACAAAAACAGGTCGGTGTGGCTGCCAAAAAAGCCGAAGCCATCACCCTGATTGATGCTGCCATAAAAGAGGGCCGCATGGACGCTACCGTAAAAGACAACTTCACCAAGTTGTTTGATGCCGATTTCGAAGCTGCTAAGGCTATCGTTGCGGCACTTCCCAAACGCAGCTCTGTTTCCGCCATGATCGAAAGCGCGCAGGAACAGGATAACACCGAGCTGGCTGATATCATGAAAAAGAGCTGGGACGAACTTGACAAAGGCGGTAAACTGGCCCGCGTAAAAGAGAAGTTCCCTGACGTGTTCAAGCAGAAGTACGACGAGAAATTTAACAAGTAAAGGCCATGTCTATAAAAACAAAAATAGAAGCCGAACTGGAAAAGAGCGTAGTGCCCGAAGTACAGTTGCTCGTGAAAGAGCTGAAGAAGATTCTCGCTCGCATCGAAGCCCTCGAAAATCCGACTGTTAAATAGTAATTAACCCAATTCAAACATAAAACAAAAAAACGATGAAAAATTTCAGTAAAATTATCATGGCGCTGTTCTTTAATATGATAGTAGCCGTGTCTATTGCCGCCACGGCGGGCGTGCCTGCCATCGCCATCTTCGGAGGCGGAATAGTCTTGTCAGCTCTCGGCGGAGCTTCAGGCCTGCAAATGGCCGTACAGAAAGAAATCTGGATGAACTCTATTGTAGAGGGATTGTTCGCGGATAATACCTTCCTAAGCAAAGCTTTTAATGCAGACGAGTTTGTGGTTCAGGGAAAAACCGTTCACATTCCCAATGCGGGTGCTGCATCCGGTGTGGTGAAAAACAGAAGTTCATTCCCGGCTACCGTTACCTCCAGAACGGATAACGATCTCACCTTCAACCTGGACGAATATACCACTAATCCTATCAAAATTCCTAATGCCGATACGGTGGAACTATCCTACAATAAGCGGGAAAGTGTTTTGAAAACCGATAAATCGAAACTGATTGAGGAAGTATCCAACGAATTCATCTATAAGTGGTGCCCGCCTGTAGCTAATGTTATCCGTACTTCCGGAGTTACCGTATTGGCACATACGCCCGCGGCAACACTTAACCGCAAGGCACTCGCCGTAGAAGATGTAAAAGCAGCGATGGTTCAATTCAATAAAAACGATGTACCTCAACTCGGACGTTTCCTGCTGCTCGATGCAGATATGCATTCGCAATTGCTGGATAGTCTTACCGCAAAACAACTTGACGCCTTTATTGCCCTTGCCGACCTCAAAAATGGTGTTGTAGGACAATTGTACGGATTTAACGTAATGATGAGAAGCAAAGCAGCCCGCTACACAGGAGGTGTTGTAGCAAAAGCCTGGACTACCGCCGGAGCCGCCACCGACCTTGCCGCTGCCCTGGCATGGCACGAGAATAGTATCTGCCGCGCCCTGGGACAGACGAAGATGTTTGACTCTGTTGAC